ATTAATTTGACCTGCTGGGTCTTCCAATGAATTTGACCAACTTACAGTTCCAGAATTTAATGGTCCACTATTAGTTTGTAAAATTATACCAACATTAGGATTTCTCATTCTTTGTGGACTTCCATAGCCACTAAAATTAAGATAAAAACAACCGGGATTACTACCAGAATTTCCATATCCAGATGTTGTTCCAACTCCTTCTAAATCTAAAAAAAAGCTCCATGCTCCATTCATTGTTATTGAACTTCCATTTTCATCTTTAAATGGAATTGATTGTTCAAAACCAACATGAGCTGTTACACTTAAACTTTTAGAGCTTATTATGTATCTTGGTGACCTCGGACCCAAAGGGGTCCAGTTGGAACTATCAATCCAATAATAGGGTAAAGTTTGACTTGAACCATCATATTGTAAATAATAAGTAGTTGTTCCATCAGAAGCATAAAAATTAAACTTTATAGATGACCACCAACCATTAGTGTGACCACTTGGAAAATTTGGACAATCCCAAGTCCAGTCCAAAGGTATTGAAAGCCATAAAAAATCAGATGTTGATGGACTATTTATTGTGCTTTGAAAAACTTCCTGATTTAATGCATCTGATCCAAAAGGAAAACCACCATAATAATTTTCAGATTCAAATGATAAAAATTCAGCGTTTACTTGTTTTATTATAGGTAAATAATCATAAGTTGTTCCAGTTAACTTACTAATCTTTTCATTAGATATTTCTTGAAAGTATCTTGTCCAATATGTACTGCCTAAATGATCTTGACTTGCTAAAAAAGCTCCAGTATCACTGTAAAGCCTACTAAAATTGTTTTGAGGATTGTCTATTGTTCCACTTTCACCAGTTATATATTCTGGTATTTGTACAATCCAAAATTGATGTTTCCAATAGGTTATTCTTGCACCCCAATGCCTTAATAATTCTTTTAGAACTGTATAACAATTTTCAGGAAAATAAACACCTTGGTCATCCTTTCGGTGAAACATTGACACTTGACATTTTGTTTTTTCTAATGGGTCTTCACTTTGTCCAGTATTATCCATGTCACCATTATACCAATTAATACTAGTTGTGAATCCATAATCTTGGGTTACTCCTTGCCCATTAGCACCACTTAATGATGCACCAGTTTTTTTCAATATTTCTCTAAACCAAAAAATATAAGTTGCTGGTCCATAATACATATTTTCTGTTGCATAATTTCCCTGAACTCTTTCATTAAATGGGGGAGTTCCACCAGTTACATCTAAATCTACAAAATCAATATCTTTTAACAATGATAGCCCATCAACAAACTTTAATTCTTGAACATAAGGAAATGCTTGATCTAAACCTTTTCCAATATCCATAACACAAAAACCAGACCACAATGGTGCAACTGATTGATATGTTGATGATGTTGCTCTATAAATATGAATATAAATTTCCCTTTCTTGATATAATGTTCTTAAATTATTAATAAATAATCTTTCATCATTATCTTGAACTAAAAAAGGTATTTTACATGATGAACTTAAAATAGGAGAAAACCTATCTTCTTGATCTGTTTCATATTCAATTACTGGTCCTCCCTCTCCCATTGTCATTTCAACTTCAGGTTTTACCCAGCCATTCACCCAGATTTCTAAATAGTAATCTAAGTTGTTATTACTCTTATATGATGAATAATATTTTTTTCCAAATGCCATAAATTAAACTGTTCTTAACCTACCTAATCCACCTCTTTGATTACTTATAAAAATGTCATTTCCACTTATACGCCCAAACACTTCAATTTGTTGTGAGCCACTTCCTCCATTTATCATTCCTTTTAATTTATCAAGCGGTGCAACAACTTCTGGATTACTTGCATTAGTTCCAGCACCTTCACCTACTAAAGCCATTGTTGGACCAGTTACTAATCCACCATTTGCTAAACCTAACAAACCTCCTTTAGCCATACTAAATGCCTTTGCTATTGTCATTGTGCTACCTCCTAGCAATATGTTGATTGCAGTCATAACAGCTAATTGAATCATTAATTGCTTTACAGCTTTTATAATATTTTGAATTAGTGAACTAAAAAATCCTTCTTGGCTGTTTGCAGCACTCATCATTGATTCAAACATAATATCACCAAATAATTCAGTTGCAGCATTATATTCTTTTTGAGCTTGAGTTAATTTATGTAAAGGAGCTTCAACATTTTTTAATTTATCTGGAACTTTTCCTAATTCAACATTTAACTTTTCAACTGGCAAAGAATCCATTGCAGCCATCATTGTTCCTTTTGGTCTTGTTTTGGAATCTTTTGATTTGACACCGCTAGGATCAAAAATTAATTTATTTTTTCCATTGCCTAATTCATCTGTTATTTTTTTTAATTGTTTAACACTACTTGTTAAATTATCTACATTTGTTTTAGATTGTTTAAATCCGCCAAATCTTGTAATAACAAACTTTGCTGCGGCAGCAATACCACCTAAAACAGCCGCAACAGTTGTTGCAGTTAAAGATGTAAATAATGCAATAATTGACGATATAGCACCAGATAAAACACCTAATATTGTTACTAATGGTCCTATAACAGCAACTAACTTACTAAAGAAAATAATAGCTTCTTTTTGATTTTCAGTTAATCCTCTCAAAGTATCAACAATTCCTTTTAATGATTTAATCAAATCTTTTGCTAATGGAATTAATAATGTTCCAAATTGTTGTCCTAATTCTTTAATACTTTCTTGCAAACTTCTGGTACTATTTGCAACCCCATCACTTGTATTTATATAATCTCCTAAGGCATTAGAAGATTGAGCCATAACAAAATTATATCTAAGCTGAACTTTTTCAGCTTGTGTCATTTCTTTGATTGTTTTTGTAATACCTTCTTCTAAAGCAAATTGTTTTAAATTTGCCTCTGTCATTACAACTCCTAGTTTTTTTAGAGATTCTGTTTCACCAGTGAAAATACTAGCTAAAGCTGTTTGAGCTACGTCAATTCTTATGTTTTTAAATGATGCTAAATCACCAGCTAAACCAACTAAGGATGTACTCATTCCAGCGGCTTGTTTTTGAGTTAAGCCCATTGACGTTCCCATGTCACCAAACAATGCAGCCATTTCAAGAGCTGATCCCTCAGCAATACCAAAACTATCTAATGTTGTTTTTGCAAAATCTTGAACTTCTTTAGACGATTCACCAAAGCTAACATTCACTTTATTCAATGATTCTTCAAAATCAGATGCTAGTTTTACAGCACCAGCACCAACAGCCAATAAAGGAAGAGTTAAATTTGTGCTAAGCTGAGTTCCTAATCTTTTAGCATTTCTTTCAAATCTATTTAGTTTTTTTGTAGCATTTTTAACAGCTTTATCAAAGCCTTTAAAATCAGCTCCAAACATTACAGTTAACTTACCAACTAATCCTAACGCCATTTTTTATTTACTTTTATATTCAGATAATTTTTTAATATACTCAGCTTTCTCTTTCAACTTTTTATAATCTAATTCTTTTTGTTTCTTGTCCCATTCAAATTCTATCAAATCAGTTGGCTTTAACTTTTTACCTTTTGCTATTTGTATATTTAATAACAATGTTGTTTGCCATCTTGTTCTTTCCCACCTACCTCTTTCTCTTATGTTTTCAAGCTCATAAAAGCCATCTAACTTTATCCAAAAATGTTTAGGTAGGTAGTCATAAAATTCATCAACTCCCATTCCTAAATATCCAAAAGCAATCTTTTCAAGTTTACGCCAAGAAAGTTTTTCTTTTACTTCTTGGCTTTTTGCTTTTTTTCAGTATCACCCCCCATTTGTTCAGCAAGTATTTCCATAGCTTTTCCAATAGAATCATAATCATTATCAATTAAATCAGCTAAGTCATCAATACTTATTTCACACTTTTGTTTCGCAGCTCTATAACCATCTTCAACACCACAATATATTAAAGTCAACGCATCATCTAAAGTCATATCAGTTCCAAGTTTATCTAAATCTTGCAATGTTGTGTTTGTCTTTGTGCTGTATTTTCTTAAAGCATTAAAACCAAATTTTATTGGATATTTTTTATTATCTATTTCTATAAAAGTATAATTCATTTTTTTTGTTTAGTTTAAAAGGATCATAGCAAAGGCACTAAACAAAAATCAGTGCCTAAGCTAATCACCTAGATTTTTATTGTACTGATTGTACTAAAGCTCCCGTCCCCTCAATTGAAATACTGTAAACAGCGGTATCTTCGGTACCACCAGTCAAACTCATTGATGTTATAAAACCACTTCCAGCATAACTTACATCAGAAGTTGCACTTGTATCACCAAAGATAAAATCAACTTTTAATCTGTTTGCTAAAAGATTTGTTTGTAATAAGTCATCAGCTCCATTTGTTAAAGCAGCTCCAGACGAGTTGGTCCACGCATATGCACCATCTATATCAAGTGAAAAATCTCTAACTCCTTCCAATATTTCTTTGTTTCCAGCTGATTCTTTGTTTGTAATTTCTCTTGGTGAATGATTAACATTCAGCGTACAGTTTTGAGCAAAAGCAACAAGATTAGTTGTTCCAGAGCTAAAAACTTTTAATTCAGTTCCATTTAAAATAGCCATTTCTTTTTATTTTTTATATTAATTAATTATTTTCTTCAGCAATTTTTACTTTGCTTTTTTTTTCTTTTTTTACTTTTATGTAACCATTATCTTTTAAATAAGCAATGGTTTCTTGATTCTTTATTTCTACTTCAGTTCCAGCCATTATAACTTGACCAGCATACCTCCAATTTTTTTCTAATTTTATTTTCATAATTATTTTTTTTTTAGTTCTAGTTATTTAAGCAATAGTATTTCTAATTTGTCTTAGTTCAAAATCCAAAGCCTTTCTATAAATACCAGCATTACCACTTGTATCATCAAAAATATCATTATAACTAATAAAATTAATAGATTGAATTAACACCCCATCAATAGTTTCATAACCTGTATAATCTAAAGCACTTCTAACTTCAACAGCCAATAATTCAGCTTGAGAATATGTTTCAGCATAAACACTTACTGTAAAATCATTAATGTCTAATGTACTTGCATTCTCTTTTGTTGGAGTTGGAGTTACTCCAGTTAAATCATAAATAATAAAAGGTAATTGTGTTGTTTGCGGTGCAACATTAGGAAATATTCTAGTTCCAACAACTTGTAAAGCCTGTGTTGTACTTAAAATATTATATATTGCTTTTCCTATTTGCATTTTATGAATAACCTAAAGTTCCAAATTTAGCTAATTTTTTACTTTCTCTCAACATTACTTTTCTTGCATCTACTAACATATTAGTCATCAACATTCTTTTTGTTTCTTCATAAGCTGGTTTTATAAAAGGTTTTGCTGGACCCCATTTATATGTTGGGTTTTGTGCATCTCTACCAACTTCTATCCATGCTCCATAAAATCCGCTTTTTCCACTTTTATTACTAAAAGCTCCTTTTGCTCTTAAACCTACATAACCTCCTCCAATTCGTCTTGTTGCCTTTGTTGTTATAAAACCAACTGATTTTTCTAATACACTTGAGCCAGTTGTTCCTTTTTTAAACTTAGTTCCAGAAATATTACTTTTTATTTTATCTTGTAAAGGCTTTGAGTTTTCTCTAAATATTCTTGTTAAGTTTTTTGGATTGTTTAGTTGTTTTGGAAATTGAGCCATAAAATTATTTAATTCTTTCATTCCAATAACATTAACACCAACCCTATTCTTTGTTCCAGTTGTTCCAGCTAATCCAGCCGCTTTACTTCTATTTCTATGTCCAAATGAAAAACCCATTAATCTTTATTCCAGTTATTTTACTTGATTCATCTGTTTTCTCACTACCTCCTTTCCATTCTATTGCAGCCCATACTGTTCTAAAGGCAACATAACTTCTAGTCAATTCACCATAGCTATTAGCTGAGGTGCTAACAGATTCAATAGTTACTCTTCTATCTAATTCGCCTATTGTCATCCTACTATTTGAATTTTATATGTATCAAGCAACCATTTAACATTTTGTGGAAGCTCAGTTGCTATACGCCCTATCACCACGCTTGCTCTGTTTTGATAGAAGTTCCCGATAGTTAATAGGATAGCTTGTTTTATTATTTCTGGAACATCACTTGCAGCACTTCCATATCCAACTGTGTATCTAACTAAAACAGCGTCATTTCTTTTTGTTACACTAGGAAAGTTTTGACTATCAGCCAATTGTATTTGTGCTGGTTCATATTTTAATTGAGTATCATAAACAGTTGCACTTAATGTTTGCAAAGTATTATCACTATCATAATATTTAACATGAGCAACAGAACTCACTTTGCTTTTAAATAAAGTTTGTAATTCAGCAAAACTACTAGCATATTGTTCAATAACAGTATCAATAAAAAACCTATTAGTGTACTCCTCACTTAATTGTGTTGCAGCTTTGATAATAGATTCAATGTAAGTATCATCTGCGGTAGTATCAACTTTTAAATGTGATTTTGCCTCAGTTAAACTTACTGGATATGTTGTCATAAATCACATCTAAACCACCAAACTGTGCAATGTGTACTTTAGAGAAATCTCCAAATAAAGCAGCAGTTTTTGAAGCAGTTCCACCAGAGTTAAGGTTTGATGTTATAAATGAGAAATATCCATTTAATCTCTTATCAGCATTGTCATATAATGCAGAAACAGAAGCAACTTGAGCTAATGATTTAACGTCAGCATAAGCAGCTGGATTTAGAATGTATGCCATTCTTGACCCTTCTAAATTTACATCAGCAGCCAAAGTATCAGTTTCCATTTTCTCTACGTTAGCAACAGAAATAACAGATGTTGCAGAAGATGTTGCATCTAAAAATAAAGATGTTGGAGCATTTGTAACATCAGCGTTTCCTAAAAATGCAGATTCCATTGTTGAAGCAACTGATTGAGCCATGTTTCTTCTTAATGCCGCTTCAATAGATGTATTTTGAGCAATAGCCTCAGCAGATACATTTACAATAGAGATACATTTCTTTGGGCTTAAAGTTAAAGATGTTGCAGTTCCATTTGCATCTGGAGCTGTTCCACCAGTTTCAGCAACGAATCCAGAATTGATTGATGAAAAAACTGGGAATTTCATGTTGTTCACTCCAGAGTAAAAATTAGCTCCAGCAGAAGCCATTACTAAGTTTGCCTCTAGTTGGTCAGTCCAAGCCATTACTTGAGTTGCATTACCAGCAGCAGTTCCAACAGCAGCTCTTGTTAATATGCTTGAAGGTATTCCAATTCCTTTGTAAGATTGTCCAGTATATCTAGATTCGTTTCTAGCTTCTTGGTCCATTTCTTTTACAAGTCCTTCTATTCTACCATTTGCAGCTTGTGCTAAAGCATCTTGAAAAGAGTAATCTCTTACTTCTTTTTCTACTTTATTACTAGTAACTCCAGAAACAACCGCAGCATTACGCTTGATAGTTTCTAACTTTTCAGCTCTTTCAATCTTTGCATCAAGATTATCAACTTCTGTTAATAATCCATCAACTTGACTGTTCTCGTCAGAGGTTAAATCTCTTTCCTCAGTTGTAGCAACATCTTTAATGTTTTCCAACTGAGAAATAATGTCTGATCTTTCCTCCTTTAAAATAATTGATGTTTTCATTTTATAATTTTTTAAATTTATTTTCTCTTTTTTAATTCAATATTTAATGAGATAAGAGAATTTCTCACTAAATTGTTTTCTTTTTCTTCAATAATTTCTTCTTTAGTTTCCTCAACTAAACTTTCTTGATATTCTTTTAATCCTCTTTTAGCAACAACTAAATCACT